AATGCTAATCCTTGACTAAAGCGTGTTAATTCACGCATTCGTTCTCCACCACCTAAACCACCGGTGGCTGCTGCCCCTGAACCAATCAGTCTTAATCCTTGCTCTCTTAAAAATTGCGTTCCAGGATCTTCTTGAAAAGCTTGAAAAGCTGCTGCTTGCGCCTCTGGACCTAATGCACCAGATAATGCCTGTTGTTGTTCAAATGCAGGAATACCGCCAGAGATAAAAGGCTGCAATCCTTCTTTTACAGTTGCAAAACGTTCGGCAGTTAATGCCTCGCCTCTTTCAGCAGCTTGCACTTGAGCGCCGGTAGCTTCTTTTGCGGATTTACGACCGCTTACAATACCGGCTACTGATGCTCCCGCCCCTATTACTGCTGCTGTCGTGAGTGCCATTTTATAATACCTTCATGTACGTTACTTCTACTTTACGATATCCCATCCTCTGGTATATCCCCTCGATAACATCAGGCATAGAAGATTCCATAAAAATCATATTCCAATATTTTATACCTGCTATTTTCGCTTGATTTTCTAAATTTTCCATCAGTCCAATACCATTTTTGCCTTGACGATATTCAGGATCAACCCACCAGGCTAATTCCGTACCAGTAAACACTTCAGAATTGGCTAATAGTGGTCCTTTAATGCCACACGCAAAGCCCCTTACATGCCCATCAACTTCTAATATTGATAGTAACCCTTGTTTCATACTCAATTCAGCCATTACGTATACAGTATCAGGACAATATTCTTCATCGTAGATAGTATGGCACCAAAAATCTTCTGCCATTTCTACAATACGAAGTAAATCTTTATATTCGCCATTTCTAATCATAGATATTAAAAAAGAAAGTCAATACTAATCGACCGTCTTTTGCTCCTTTTCCAAATCCGCCAATAGGCTCTGAACGATGCATTTTAATAGAATCGAATACCATGGCTCTATTAGTTTTCATAGGACACATATCTGTAATTTCCCAAGCATCTGGATTGTTAGTATCTTTTATCCAAATATTCTCTTGGATTTCATTTATTGGATTTTTACATAATCCTGATTGCTTATGAGTTACAAATGATGTTCCACCATTACAATGTTCTTTTCTATTAAGATATAACATCATAGCATGAGTAGACATCGATGCATCTGTGTGCGCTTGGTGTGGTGCTTTAATCCCTTTTAAGGATAAACGCATAAACATTAATATGGGTTTTATCTGCTTATTAAAATAATTTTCTAGCCGTTCTATAATTTCTGTTTGTATATGATTTGGTATTTCAATGCTAACACCAGGATAAAAAACATTATCTACAGGATTAACCTCACCTTTAAAATCTACATCATCACAATATAACCTGAAAGATTCATAATCATTTAGGAAATTATCAATAACACGATAACTCATGATAATTCTCGCCCTGATACAGTCCACGATATACTTGATGCTGTGTCAGATTCCATTTGCAAAGTACCACCGGCTGGTATTAATTGCCCTGCCATTTCAGGAGATACATCAGTCCTATCAGCAACAATAGCTCTTTTCGGAACTGTTGGAACTGTAGCAGAACCACCTGATGGTACGATATAAGCCTTATAAGTTCTTGTTGATATTGTGTCATTACTAGTTGTAAAATTCGTAATAATCGTTCCCAATCCATTTGATGGGGAAGTATAAAATGTTTGCGGAGTGTCAGCAGCAGATGCCTTTTGACTAGCTACAAGTTGTTTGTTTACTGTTGCCATTATACATCCTCCGCTGGTACTCGATAAAACATAATAGTCACCAATACATTATTATCATTTGTTTTTGCGTTGACAAATATCCCTTCAGGTACAATCAAATTTAATCCGGTGAGCGCCAGATTATCAGCTCTAACAACTCTCGGACTTATTATACCTTTAGTAATTGTTGTTGTGTCTGGTTCTGTAGCTTCATATATTTCGACTTCTGCCGGAGTCACATTACTCACACTGTTATCTGCACTAACAATGATATCTGTTATTACAATACTACGACCCTGCTGGGGTTTTATAAAACTGAAAGCTGTATCGATAACGTTAAGATTATCTAATACAGGTTCACTATACTGCAATGGAGCTACTACCAATTGACCAAATTTAGTTACTTTGGCCTGAAATCCACTATTGCTATCTTTTATGACGCATGGAGTGCTCATTGTTCAGCCTCAGATAAAGAGACAACACATTCAATGGCTCCTGTTGCTGCTACCCTTTCGAAAGCTATAGCCTGTCCTTGTGGAATGATTATTCCACAAGCTATGTTTAAATGGCGTAGAGCATCTACTGTATCTATTTCTTCGTGAAACAAAATACCCCCAGAAGTAAGACCGGTAAAATCAGGATCACTTTGAATAATTGCAGTTGGTAGAGTAGGAGAACCCAGTTTTCTATTTGTAATTGCTGCGTCTGTTCCGGCCGATGCTGTACCTGTAACCTCCCTGTAAAATAAGGTTGTTGCCACTGTGGAACTTACTCTAATATTTGAGATAAATAAGTCTTTCGTACCGGTGTTTTTTAAATAAAAAAATAAGTCATTCGCTCCTGTTGGTGTGACAGTAAAATAAATAGACCACACTTTACCTTCAGTATTTAAATGCCTTTCGAATGGCTCAGTAACTGCTAGTGTCTGTAAGCGATTTTCGCTATCCACTTCTGCTACTTTTCCGTCTGTGCCTACTATCTGGGTCATTTTATTCTCCGGTATTAGACGATCGATCTATGTAAATTAACACCAACCTGAACTTCCATTGATGTATTTGACGCTGGTGGTGTGATTTGAATACCTAAAGCAGATCCTGGTTCTAATACAATGGATTCAAATGGAATTATAACTCTAACCGCTGCCGCCGGTATTAACGTGGATACGCGAACTTCACCATCTGTTAATGTCGATCCTTCGACGCCTTTCTTGAGAGTGGCACTTAATATTTTAGGGCTTCCGAAATTCAAATTAAATGACGTAAAATCAGTACCAGCACTAATCAATGTTCCTGCTGTGGGATTAGCCACTACGTTAGCTATCCACCTACCAGAACCACCTGTGCTAGCCGCAACATTATAGAACACTCTTGATATGATCCAATCCACTGTGTCTGTATTTTTCAAAAAAAGTAAAGATGAAATATTAGCCGTTGTTAATGTAATAATTCCAGAGTTAATATTATAAAGATCACCGAGTAGTGCTGAATCCGTGGCTTCTGTTTGAGTAATTGAAAAAGTACTAAGCCTATTACGAGTATCAACTTTGGCCGTATCTCCCGCCGACCCGTCTTTTATTATCATATTGCTCATTCTATATCTTCCCCATTTATTCTAGTGTCAAAAGCTTCCTCAACTCTTGTATTTAATAATTTTATTTCATCTAGCAAATTACCCAAGAGAACTACTTTTTCAGACTCCTGTTCTAAATCTGGCGCTGCAGCTTTTACTGCAATTAATAATTCTTCAATCAATCTAGTAACCTGTGAGTTTATATTTGCTATTCGGCTATTTAATATATCAGTATCATCAGCCGATTCTAAATCATTTATTCTTGATGATAACCTAGCTATTAATGCATTTTGCGTACTAATTTGATTAATGAATGAACTTGATTCACCAGATTCATTAACCACATTATTTACATCTCTTGCTAATCCTTCCAGATATTCAGAGAAACGTAGAGTAGGTATTCCTTCCTGCGTTAGAGACTCGTCCCTGCGTGGTGGTATTAACTCAGCCACTGCTTGTCACTTCCGCATTGGCAAATAATGCATACACATTATATTCTACAGGATCCGACATTTTAAATCTCAGCATTCTATTATCTGGGATACTTCCCAAACGAGTCCATCTAACTCTTGTTTTAAATTCACCAACTTTCCCCATTGATTTAGATATTTCGTTAACAAATATTCTTCCTTCATCATCAGAGTAATCCATTCTAATTTGTGGATCCGGCGTTGTTGCATCTCCTACACCAGTTTGCATTGATAATTCTATTTCGTATGAAAAAATATTTTCACCGCTAAATGTAAATGGCTTAGTAGTAAAAAACCTTTCCACTTTATCGCCATATTCAGTTTTAGTATTAAAATCTAATTCGCCAATTTTACCCGACCTATCATCACCAACTAATATTTTACCAAAAGCTTTTATTCCATGCACAGCTCGCCATACTTGGAAACCAGTGCCATTTGTTATGCCGGTTTGTCTTTCGTGCCACTCAGGTTTACCTGATAATGCCGAAGTAGTTGCATCATAAACAAATGTATTATTGCCAACAGTGAATACTGCAAAATAATCACCATTTTGAGCATAAGTAAACGCTCTGGCATTCGATATTTCATCAGCTGTATTTTTTTGCATAAGTTGATCAATAGAACTCGTGGATATTTTTTGAGTATTAGAACCGATAGCTTTCCATATAGCAGGTTGTTCTCCAACATCACCACCAATAAATAAAAAACTATTATCAAAATCAACAACAGAAAATTTAGCAGCACAACCCTTTTGTATTAATGCGCCAGGTATTCTTTGGAATGGAAAACCAGGTGTCACAATTGTTTGAAATACTTCGATGGTGGTTTCACCAAGAATGTATAACTGATTATGGTTGTTGTGTCCTGCAATTATATTGTCAGGACTAATTTCTGCATCAGTAAAATCCAATGCGTTAAAACTCTTACCATCATTATCAGTTTTAACTGATGAACTAAAAAAAATAGAATCTGTTGTATAAGCATAAAAACCATCTTTAAACGTCACTGTTCTTGCTTGGCCAAAACTTAAAAACACTGCACTATTATTTAACTCTAATGTATTAGTAGATGGTGTAAAGAAATAACTATCGCCATTGGGATCTTGAATAGCTATATTAATTCCGTTTGAATCTATTGATACATCACTCGTTCCGCTAATTATTCCATGATTAGTTATTACGCCTAATGAATTGGTTGATATTAAAGAATTACCTATAACACGATAGGGAATACCGTTGTTAAATTTGATACCTCCACGACTAGTTCCTGAACCTAAATCAGCAAATTGGGGAATGCCTGGAGTTCTTAATAATGCTCTTTTATTTAACGCATCGGCTTGAGGAATAACCGGATAGGCATTAACAACTCTTTTATCAAGAAACGGAGTTGACTGGCTTACATAAAAACCATCTGCAAAAGGTAATTCTATACGAGGCATTATCCACCTCCAAAATCAGGTTGCATATCCATTGAATCATTTTCGAAATCGAAACCTAATGAATTTTGTAACATTATTTCAGCTTCGAATTTTAATCTATCTAATCTATCCTGAGGTATTCTATACTCTGGACCTATATCAACAGCCAAATTATATTTTAATGTTCTAAACCACTCTGATGGAAAATCAGGATTGTCAGTCGTATTGACTGTGATATCAATAGGTCGTTCATAAGTAAATCTTGCCACTTGATCAACATCATTGGCAGTTTGCCAAAGATAAATACGGCCATTAGTTAATTGTGGTGAATAATACCAATTGTTTATTGTTCCCTGTGATGTCTTATTAGGTTGTGCAAAATATTCTTCGCGAGACCATTGATTAGCCTCAATTTCGTCCGTAGTTCCAATTTTATCTCGTCTTAGCTGCAATAGACGAACAGGTCGAGGCAAAAGTTCAGGCACAGAGAATACGCTTCTATTAATCGCCGCCGCTCCGGTCAAACCATCAGCATTGAAAACTTGAGTAGTGCTTAATACCTCGACAATCTCGGTCCACTGTCTAGTATCATCATCTAAACGAATACCAATTAAATCACCCGTAGTATTATCAAGAATAACAATTGATGTAGTTGTTGTTTCATTAGTCGCTGCTGTGTCACCGTTTAATATTTCAAATGTATGGCTAGTTTGCGTAGCGACAAATTCAAATTTAGATGTACCGGTAGCCGTTAATGTTTCAGTACCTAATACTGTGGCACCATCTTTCATTGAATAAGTAACAGACGGACTCAGGCCTTTCGTAAAGCCTGAGATAACACGATAAGTTCTACCCGCAATAAGCCCTGTAATTGTTCTTTCTGCCTCTCCTGCAACCGCTGCGGCATTAGAAACCACAAAAGAAGTGGATACTATAGCAATCGTTCCTCCAACTGCTGTCCATCCCTGAAGTGATTCAGATGGATCAGACGGTAAGATATCGCTTGCGCCTTCCATTCCAGTCGTTGAATCTAATGTTAAAGTCCTATCTGTAGCAATACCAGCAACGGCTAATTCAGTATTAACGAAATCATCAGCATTACCAGCTTCATCACCCGTTGGACCTAGATTGTAATTAGTTCTACCAACGTCGAGAAAAAGAATTCCTTCGGTTTTCGACCATAAATGTAAGCCTTGGCCTTGCCAACTTTTAACCATGAAATTAAGCGATTCCAAACCGTCCTGTATCTGAGATGCATCAACGGATTGATTAGCATCAATTTCACCAATCAACCTTAATGCACCTTTTATGATATCTTCTGCTGTCGTGGTTAATACTGCTGTCATATCAAATCACTCGCAGTAATAGGGGGATCTTGCAGTGGTAGATCTTCCCCCTGTGTTCGTGTTCCATCTGTTACAGCAATATTTTCTGTGCGACCTCTAATGTTTATTTGTGGATGCTTTTCTTCAAACTCAGTTGCAGCATGTACCAGCTGACCTTTCCAGTTAAAACGCATTTCTGACCGCTTAAACTTTTGTCCAGAGATATCAGATATAACATTATGATCGCCTTTAACGAATCGATTACGCATTAGTATTTCCTGCTATTGCCGGAATTTTTACGCGGATTCTTTTTCTTAGGTGCCGGTTTAGATTCTCCTGCTTGTTGCTCTAATTGATGACCGGCCTGTTGTTGCAATGTTGCACT